TCTTGAGCATCAAAAGACTCAGTTTGCGCATCCATTGCAGTTGAGACACGTATATAAGCTGCCACTCTCTTCTTCCTCTTTTTATTTACTTTATTTGTTTCAATTTTGGTTACTTTCTTCACCTTTCCACCTCCTTCGGCATGTGACATGTTACCTCGTAATCAGCTATACATCAACGTTTATAGCATCAATTCCGCTAAGTACGGGCGATAAAGTTCAATGAATGCAATTTTCATTTCCTTGAATTCAATTTGGCTAATTAGCCCCACTTCTTTCATTTGCGTGATGACTTGTAAACTTATGGCGAATTGTATTTCATTCATCGCTTCATCCGTCGTTAATTCTTGAAGCATTTAACCACCTCCACCTCTCTTAGGACATTCAGAGTGGTATTGAGTAACCTTCTACAATTAGCCAGAAAATTAGTGCAATTCGGATGTTTTAGACAAAATAAAGAAGCCTATCTGGTATTGCAGACAGGCTTAAATCAATATATTGGTATTACGTTTATTTGTTACGAAAATCAATTAACATTTTTTTCATAATAAGTGCATTTCGATAATCTCCCTCAAATGCATTGTCGATATATCCTTCAATTTTTTCAGGAATATATGGTAACCTGAATAATTCATAGTTTTTCTAAAAATGTCAATTAATGTTGTGATTATAGTACTTGTAGTAAATTACTTCATCACCCATTAGGTGATGAAGTATGTTGCTTTAAATACTATTAAATCAATGTTTAGAAACAATATTAGTAAAACTATGAATTATTCAGGTTCATATTGAAAGTTTAGATTATTCTTAGTAAGTTGAAGAATTCTATGCTTTAAGATCTTAAGATTCATTACTTCCACTTAAAATGATATTTTTCAACCCTAGACTAGAGTGGTTTCTGTAAGGTGTTTATCATCTTTATTATTTAACTCTCTAATTATCTAAGTGATAAATGTAAAAAGTATTTGACATTTATAAATAGTTATTATACAATGAAAATGTCAAAAGTATTTGACATATAGATTCGAAGGAGGAATATAATGCGTAAAAAAGATGAAATGGAACAGAAACTGTCGAATAGGTCTATGAAAATAACATGGTTTGTAACAGTAATGACTTTGTTTATTATTGGATTTATTCAATTGTATAACACTGGTGAAAGAAATATTTTCCTAGTTATTGCATCTTCATCGGTGATTTTAAATCTTTTCTTAGAGCGTTTCTATCTATCAAAAGTAAATAAAGATCGTAGTTTTATAAAGATTGTTGCACTTACGATTGTATTAATGGCTATTATGTTATTGATAGTTTGGTGGTCAGGTAGTTAATGAGAAATAATATAAGGGAATTACGAAAAAAAAAGAAATTATCCCAAGAAGAATTAGCAATCCTATGTGGCGTGACAAGGCAAACAATCAACGCCATTGAAAATGATAAATACGATCCTACTTTGCAACTAGCCTTTAATTTAGCAAAATTTTTAGATACACTAGTAGACAATTTGTTTGATCCAGATGAATTATAGCAATACTACAAGATAAGTTTTACGAGTAGAATCGGTACGGTTAACCACACAACTAAGTAGCCAAGGCCCATTTGTAAAATATTAATTTAAAGCATCTCACAAGAGGTGCTTTTTTCATGCCCAACTTTAGGAGGTGATCATATAAACATATTTTCAAGATTATTTAAATCGAGGGCTGAACCAAAGAATAGCTTATTCGGTTCTACTTCTGCATGTTTGTTCCCGAAATACCTTCGTCAGCGTAAATTCCTACTGGTTCCCATTCAGGTTTTTGTTTAAATAGTTGTTGATAATGTCTTTCTTGGGCTTCAAAAGACTCCGTTTGAGCATTCATTGCAGTTGAGACACGTATATAAGCTGCCACTCTCTTCTTCCTCTTTTTATTTACTTTATTAGTTTCAATTTTGGTTACTTTCTTCACCTTTTCACCTCCTTCGGCATGTGACATGTTACCTCTGAATCAGCTATACATCAACGTTTATAGCATCAATTCTGCTAAGTAAGGCTTATAAAGTTCTATTAATGAAACTTTTATTTTATTGAACTCAACTTGGTCAATAAGTCCTACTGATTTCATTTGATTGATGATTTGCAAACTCTTGATGAAGTTAATTTCATTCAACGCTTCTTCATTTGATAATTCCTGCACCATCGAACCACCTCCAACTCTCTTAGGACATTTAGAGTGGTTTTGAGTACCCTCTACAATAAGCCAAGAGCGTCTCTCGAATCGGATGGTTTAAGGCAAAATAAAAAAGCCTACCCGATACAATGATCAATGTAGGCTTGTTCAAATTGATTATGTAAATTTCCCGTAAGGCACTGTTGGTGTCCCCGCACTTACATACTGAGTCGTTCCTTGATATGACTGATATTTCAACCAAATAAACCCACTTGCTTCAAGTACCTCATCATAGTTAACTGTTTCTCCCGGTTCATATTGAGCTGGTACTTTCCCATAAGCACCTGGCTGATTTCTTACATTCACAGTTTCAGTAAACTCAAACTGACCTTTTCTAGGAACAGCGTGTCCTCCTTGTTTAATGGTAGATGATTCATTTTTCACTTTGTCTGGTGCTTGAACGAATAACTTCGTCTCTGGATAAATTAAGTCCTTATTTTCAATTTGATTCCATAAAACTAAATCATCCACAGACACTTTATGATTTTTAGCAATTTTGGAAAGTGTGTCTCCCACTTGAATAGTATAAGTAGAAGGAAGTTGTTGTGAGCCGTCACCACCCTTAGAATCGGATGTCAAATCAGAACCTTTAACAGGCTCACTTAGATTTGCTAAATCTCGTTTGAATTTATGCCATTTAGCCCAATTGTTCCACTGCCAATTTCCGGGGCACATCTTCCCTGACGCATCATAATGACGAATAACCCGACTGTCTGGAATGTTATATTTTTTCTGAAGGTGACGAGTTAACAATAACATTTGTTCATAAGTTTTTGGATGAAAGTCCCAGTACCAAACATTCTTGCCAGTTGAGGTGTCCTGACATCCTTCAATACCAATCGAGTTATTATTAGTTGCACCATAACGATGGTAACCATTGAATTGACCTAATCCAGAATTATAACCGTCACCGATATGCCAAGCTGGTGTATCATCTTCAACCACTTGAATAATTCGGTTTGGGTCAACAAAATAATGCGCCGATGCTGATCGATAGGTATGTCTAAAATAATCAGCATTTGCCTGTGCTTGGCCTGATGCACCCACAAAATGAATCACAATCCATTGTGGTCGATTAGCTCCTTTTGCACCCCGGTTTACTTTGGTTAAATCTTTTTTAATCGAAAATAATGTGCCCATATTATTTTTCCTCCTTAGATTTAGAATCCGAGCTTTCATCACTATTTAATTGCTTCAGTGCAAGCCTTAATTTGTTCGGAATAGGCAAACCAATCGCACTTGAATTTTCGATGATTGACAAACCTTCATTCGAAATATAGAAGAATATCACGGCTGTTCGAGTCAGTCCATTAGCTTCCGTAAGTAAATAGACATCAATCATATGGGCAATACCTACCATAATGAATATCATAATTTTTCTAGCGATGCCTTTGAAACCAATCGTGCTGGACAATTTTCGTTCTACTCCTGCACGAAGCACTCCTGTGATATAATCGACAACTACAAATGCTAACAAAGAAAAAAGGAATCCATCTGGACTCCCTAAATACCAACCAAGTAGTACACCGATGCTTGCTGCAATCGCATCGATATATTTTATACAAACTTTCACATGTTCTCCTCCACTTCTGTCAATGTATAAGTAATCTTCATCGTTTTATCTGCCGTCTTTAATACAGGTGTCGGTAAGTTATTGATCGTTCCTAAATAAGGCGCGTGGAGATAGAGTGTCTTACTAAATGTCGCGTTACTGTAATTTGTATGCACATTGTATCCTAAACGTAATGGACCAAATTCTATTAAGGGAGTGGAAATATAAGATAATTCGTACCCCGCTGTTCTCATAACTTGGTCATCTTGATCAATTATAAAATCGTATCCACAAATATAATCGCCCCACTGATAAATGTAATTTCTTGTATTCTCACCTGCAGAATAGTTACTTTTAAATCCCAATTCAATACTAATGACATCGACCGGATTGTTTATATTTATTTTATAAATCTTGGTAGCATCAGAACTAAAAATATATAAGTACTTTCCATACAATAGACTGTGGTTTGTTCGCGTAAAATAATTATAGGAATTCGTGGAATAACCTCCTGGAACATTTAATATTATTCCTTCTAGCTCCCACTGGTCTATTGTTGTGGAATAATCTTCTTTTTTTATTCTTAGTCGATTTAAAGTTGTCTTATTATTATTTGAGTCTGATCTCCTATTAAATCCATACCAGTAACCATCCTTACCATCATAAAAATTTACTTGAATTGTCGGAGACGTCCCCACAAAAAAAGAGTCTACTTGCAATGTTACCGTCTCTAATGTTTGTGGCGATACCCTAATTACAGGATCATTAAGTCCTAAACTAGTCATTGGTTCTTTAACACGAGTGATGTCGATGGATTTATCTTCATTAGGAATGATTGAAACAAAAATATTATTGATTGGATCAGCCTCCACCATACATAAGTAAAGCTTCATCTCTGCTCTACTGAGAGTGAAACTTACTCGGTTTAACAAAATCGCTCTACCCTCACTACCATGACCATCTCCATAAAATGATTTACCAGCACTATAATGTGTTAATGCGAGAGAAGATATGAGACCATTTGCCTGAGATGTTGAAAATTCCCAAACAAACTTATAACCTCCATCAATTATTGTGGACTCACTCAGATTTAAACTACCCCGATTGGGGTTAGCAGTATCATTCACATCATTAGAAGCATATCCCACTATATTATTATCCACTGGGGGGTAATATTGCGTCGCATCTTCAAGAAGACTATCTTCAAATAATAAAATCCCTCCATAACAAATTTCCGAAATTGGAAACAATTCCTGATTTATACCTGTCGAGCTTCTTTCTATGGGATATAATAAGCCTGACGGATTCTGACTTAAAATATCTGCTACAACATTGGTAACCAAATTATTATGTTGATACACTTCTGTTTGCTTTGTTTTCACATCGGTAAGTTCAATCGATGTTTGCCCTTTTAACATACTCCACCTCACTCTATATTTACATTTAGTTGAGTCTCTGGCTGCCCCACAAAACCTCGTAACGATATACCCTTATAACGAAATCTTTTGATTTCATAATTAAAACTATTTTGAACCGGGCTACTCTTCTGAATGTTGACATTTTCTTTTAATTGTCTATTAAACAAGCTAATACGATTCATTGGAATAGCTTGCCACCAATCATTAACATCCAATCTGCCGTCCCAAGACTCTGTAGAGCCTAGAGATTGACCACTAATTACAGCAATCGCATGGTCTTTTTCAATCCTTACTTTTCCACTTTCTAATCGCAATAGTACCGAGAAATGGTTCATTGTGTTTTCTTGTAAATTAGTCAAGGGGAAAAATAAATTGAGCACATGACTCCCATTAAAATAAGTTTCTATCGGCACATGATAATCAATGTGTTCATAGTTAAGAATATAGGTCACAATAACTCTTGTCGGTTGTTCCACATTCTCTGTCATCTCATATGTTATTGATTCTGTTGGAGTTGTTAATGGAAGCAGACTGACCTGTCTAGTTTGTTCCAAAGTATCTGTTTCCACATCTAGTAGGATTGATGCATTAAAAAGCGCTTGCGTTTCTTTATCTGAAGCGAAATCTATCTGAATAATTGGTGTTTCTTCTGTCGATAACTCAAACTCTTTTGAATTGCTATAGGAATGTACCACCATGTGTTCCGATTGAATTTGATTTAATATCCCGACTAAATTTTTATCATGCTTACTTTTACTTTGCGTATAGGTGGGATTTTTCCCTACTCCAGAAATACGATGCTTCCCATTTATTTTGTACTCAATTTTCGTAATAATTCCTCGAAGCGCTTCACCCTCATAAACTTGTTCAATCATATCCCCTGGATCTAGACTAGGATTTCCAATCGTGGTCGCATCAAAGGGTGTATAATCAATTTGACTGACCGCCTCCAATAATTTTTGACACATGCGTTCACGTTTATCTAACAAGCCAAACTGCATTAATGGATTGTTTCCTAGATTCATCGTTAGCCCAGTATCATTCTCTAAAGCATAGTACTCTGCTATTTTAGTCTTAGAATTGGTCGAGTTAATCGCGGTATAATACGTTCTAAAATCAGAAACACTCGAATCAAAACGGTGCTTGGCTTCAATTTGAGTAACGGGGGTATTGCCATACTGTTTTAGAACCAAACGGCCTAGACGGTCAATTTGTGCAATTGTCCCAAGCGTTGATGCTAAATAATGAAGTAAATCTCGGTAGGTTTCGATATCATGGTCCGGGTAAATTGATAACATCTCTGTTCCGTTCGGCAATATCATCACTTCTGCTTCAGTCATTCCAAGTTGAACTCGACACCTTTCACAAATAAAAGTCAATAATTCATAAGCAGTCCCGAATGTATCCTTAACATTTAATCGTCGATCGAACCGCAACATGAAATCATAGCCTTTGAGCTCTAGCCGTTTATTGGAGCGATTTGCTTCAGAAACTTCAAAAATCCCCATGGGAATAGATTCCTGTCTGCCATCTGCATAGTGCAAGTGATACCTCAGTGAAATCTGGGCTGATTCTAATCGGTAACGGTCTACATTGGTAAATAGACTCAACCCAAACTCTGACGCATAAACCGAGCCCAATTCTATTTCAGATGAACCTGAACAGGAGCGTTGAATGTATCCCGTCCCTTTAAGTATCTCTGCATCTGTAAAATCGATTGTTTCTCCATCCTGAAGATAGAGTTTGCCTGACCAAGAAAACTTTCGCGAGGGCTGATTGATCACTTCTTGAAATTGTTTAGTTGTCAGCTGCATACCCTACCCCCTTAATATTCATGCAACGAAAAAGACACCTCCCATAGACCTTTATAAGAAGTGTCTTTTATTAAATTAGCTGAGAATCCCTCAATATACATATTGGTTGTTTTCAGTAACAAAGTTTCTGTGTCTAAATACCTCACCTGTAACATCGCATTCTTTTTAAGTTCTGACAGTTGCTTTACCCACTTCGGACTACAATTAAAAGAAACTGCAATAGAAACGACCCCATGTCGAATCACATCCCGTTGAACAGTACCCGCTTCCGTTTCCCCACCTGTATCCGCTTCAATATCACGGTATTCCATAGCGTAGGAAGTCGGTAGTGGCAATGTAACGCTATTAATAATTAAATACGTTTGATGACTCATTACCTACCACCACTCCTTATATTCTGTCGTGTTTGAGCATTTACGATGACTTCATCGAGCAAGTTCCCGCCTAAATATACCGGGATAATAATATCTCCTTGTCCTTGATTGTTGTCTGTTAGTTTATTAACTAACGAACCGCTTTCACGATTGCTGTTCGGAATATTACTTGCTACACCTGCAATCTCTACCCCTGCCACTTGTGGTGATATCATCATATCTTGTGCCACTTTATTAATGGATCCTCTGACTAGATGGCGCGACCGTTCAATTCCCTTAGATAAGCCTTGCATAAAGTCAGGCATCCAGCTTTCGTAATCAGTTAAGGGACCTACTTCAGGTACTGAGAAGTGAAGGTAAGACCAAATGATATTCGCAACATTCTTCACAGAATTGACCAAATGGCCAATAGCTTGATTGATACCATTCGCTATCCCTATAACCATATCCCAACCCCAAGTGACCGCCTGTGACGCTAAGTCTCGAATAAAATTCACAGCACCCATGAAACCTTGATAAATAATGTCTTGAAGATTATTCATAGCACTGACACTATTATTCAAGATGGCGTTAAAAGCATTTACTACAATTGAAATGGCATTACTTAATATATTCCCGATAAATGAAACGATATTATTCCAAGCACTTGAGATAAATTGACTGATCGCATTCAACGTGTTGCTAATTGTAGAACTGATAGAATGCCAGATTTGCTGAATAATATTAAACAAGCCACTCATAAACCGAGATGTTGTTTGTGTGATTGAATTCCAAGATTTCGATATAAATTGACCAATACCATTTATTATTTGAGATGTCGTTTGTTGAATTGACTGCCACGTAGACGTTAAAAATTCCTTGATGCCCGCCCACATCTCGTGTGTCGTCACCGTTATGTATTGCCAAGTTTGTTGAATTTGTTGACCGAGATTGCTTAAAAAACTGGTCATGAAAGTCGTAAAGTTATTCCAAAGTTCTTTTCCACCTTCAAGTTTTGCCGTCCAAGTCTCAGATAAAAATAAACCAATCGAATCCCAAGCTTGAATAGTCGCTTGCTTGATATTCTCCCAGATTAAAATCACACCTTCTCGAAAGGCGTCTGATTTATTCCAAAGAAGAACAATCGCTGTAATAATGGCTCCAATCGCTAAAGGTATGGGGCCAATTGCAGCAATCACTGCACCGACCGCTGGAATCATACTTCCAGTTATAAAACTCACTATTCCACTCAACATACCAATGAGCTTTGGTCCATATATCATTATTGAACCCAGTCCTGTCATCATTTGCCCCACTATAATCAGAAGTGGTCCAATCGCCGCCACTAGTACCAATATGACTGCCACAACTGCTTTTATTGGACTTGGCAGTGCATTGATCGCATTTACAAATCCATTCAAAGCACGAACAATCGCTCGCACTGCCGGCATTAAAATATCCCCAAAAGAAATGGCCACTTCTTCTAGGGCTGACATTAATTCTTCTAATTCTCCTTCAAGGTTGTCTTGCATTGTCGTTGCCATGGATTCTGCTGCGCCATCTGCATTGATGATAGATTGTGTCAGTTTGTCGACGTCTGACGGAGCTGCGTTCATGATGGCTAGAAATCCAGACATAGCTTGTTTTCCAACTAAAAGTTCAGCATTAGCCACTTGTTCTGCTTCAGTCATTTGAGAGAATGCGAGACGTAAATCAGTCATTATTTCAGTCAGACCACGCATACTACCATCCATATTAATTGTCTGAACCATCACTTCACCGAATGAACTACTCGTTAATACCAAGTCTCCTTGAAGCTCAGTCATAATCGTACGCAGTGACGTACCTGCTTGAGAAGATTTTATCCCCGCATTGGCCATGAGTCCGATCGCTAAGGCCGTATCCTCAATGGTATACCCAAGTGCCCCAGCAATCGGCGCTGCATACTTAAAGGTTTCACCCATCATCGACACATTCGTATTAGCATTCGATGATGCAGCCGCAAGAACATCTGCGAAGTGAGCGGAGTCTGAAGCTTGTAGTCCAAACGCAGTTAATGCATCCGTGATAATATCAGAAGTTAAAGCTAAGTCTTCTCCTGAAGCAGCCGCTAAGTTCATAACGCCATCAATACCACTTATCATATCAGAGGTTTTCCAACCTGCCATGGCCATATAGTTCATTGCTTCAGCTGCATCAGTTGCAGAGAACTTTGTCTTCGCTCCCATCTCTCGTGCTTTATCTCGGAGTTCATCAAACTCATCTCCAGTTGCACCTGAGATAGCTAGAACCTGACTCATTGCAGTATCAAAATCGGAAGAAGTTTTAACTGCCGCTACACCTAAACCAGCAATCGTTGCTGTAACTGGCATCATCTTTTGTCCCGCTGATTTTACCTTATCTCCAGCTACTTGAAATTGTTCACCGGCAATTGAAACATTTGCTAATGTACTATTCGAAGCATGTGCTTGTTTTTCTAAAGACTTTAAAGCTTGTTCTGTTTCAATGATTTCACGCTGTAAAGCATCGTACTGTTCCTGGCTAATCGTTCCTTGAGCTAAGGCTTGATTCGCACTTGTTTGAGCTTCTTTTAATGATGATAGTTTACTTTTAGTGTCATCGATTGCTTTGCCTAACAATTTATGTTTTTGAACAAGTAATTCAGTGTTCCCTGGGTCTAATTTCAACAGTTTGTTGACATCCCGAAGTTGAGATTCGGTACTTCTGATTTCTTTATTGACATCCTTCAAGGCATCCTGGAGTTTGGTCGTATCGCCACCAATCTCGACTGTGATACCTTTGATTCGTTTTGACATACAACCACCTCACTCTAGAACTTGTCAAAATCATCTTGTGTCGCAACTTGTTGATAAGGGTACTCATCATTCATATTCTCTATAAACAAATCATTCACTAACCCAATTGACAAAAAATCTAAATCAGCCATTGTTAATCCGAGCTGTATTGCCCTTAGGATAAAGAGCGGTGTGCTCATTTCCCTTTCGGTGGCTTGTACTTTTTTCGCTGTTCAGACTCACTTTTTACATTGAGCCCCCATAACTCAATTAGCTGAGGAAGCACTTGATAAATCGAAAAGGTATTAAATTGTTCCAACCACTCTGACGTATCTTCACAAATACTCGAATCAGCATGTTTGGCCATTACAAAGGCAATATTTTCAAATAATTCTAAAGATTCAATATCTAGTGTGGATTGCCCCTCATTATTCTCCTTCACACCCATCTCTAATTTGGATAAGTCCTTAAATATATCTCGTCCATACTTCAAGCGATAAATCCTAGGAATGGCTGCTGACGCTTTAAAAGCTACTTCTTGCCCATCAATTGTAATTTTCTTTTGAATGGCCATTACGGTCCCCCCACTTCTTCAACCGGTAAATAGACTTGACTATACCAAGCGCTATATGCTTCTGTATTTGTGTCATTTCCTGTCCGAGCTTTGACCAACCCATTTGGTAGTGGGCGTGAAGATAAGGATAGGGTTTCAGGCTGGACTTCCCGACTATCTTCATTTGTTTGACCTGCTAAACTTGGTCGAGCGGCGGAACAATTATACATAACATGACGAATTTTATGTTTATCACCATCAAACTCAAACAGAATTGCAAAGTTGGCCGTTTCTGAATTGGCATTTTCAATCAAGACGTTATTGGCATCGACCGTTTCTTTTAAGATATCTGTTCTAAACGAATCAGGAATTAAAGCAATTTCTAAATCACCATCGTATCCCATATTATTTGAGATGGTATAATACTCAATTCCATCTGCATAAAAGGCTTCAGGTTCCCCATTTGGATCCAAAGAAATGGACACTGCCCCGGGCATAGGAACAGGAATCCCAAAATTAAAGCCCTCATCCGTTGATGTGATGAGAGCATAATGAACATTTGATATGTTATATTTGACTTTATTTTTCATAATCAACCTCCAAGGTAAATTGATAAAGAACCTCATACATTTTTTCTGAGTCAATATAGACTTCTGACTTGTTATAAAAGATATGATTTTTATCCAGAATGGCTTCTAATTGTTGTTCCAAAGTAACAGCTTTTTGATCCGTATAAAGTTCAAGACTCACTTGATTCTTCTTTAGGTAAGCGACACCATCTGCCGAGAAATTATCCGATTGAGGATAGAAATAACAAATAAATGGTGGGTCTGGCGCATTTCCTTCACTAAAATGGTCATAAGCATAGGGTAAGCCAATCTCTTTTAACAATTGAATCATTTGTTTCATTCGCTCACCCTTTCAATTCTTTCTCAATATCTGACTCAAGTTGTCTCATCCCAACTTCTTGGGCTGGTAAAATATGTGGTTGACCTTTCACTCTACCGCCTCCACGTTTGGCATGTCCATGTTCCAATAAATGAGCGAGCTGATACCTGTTTCTAGAATGAACAATTAAATGAAGTTGTGTGGCGGTTTCCCGTTCCTTTTTAACTGACCATGATTTTTGATACGCTTTTGTATCCTTTGGAGCATTAGCTCTAATTTCTTTACGGACCGTTTGGCCAGATTTCTTCACAGCTTCCTTCACTGACTCCGTTGCTACTTCAGCATATTCTTGCAAGCCAGCCATGATTTCATTCGCTAACTGATCAATGGCAATTTTCTTCATCGTTCCACCTTCTTTGCGTATAGCTTCATGGTTTTATTCTTATAGTTCATGAAATCCACTCGCTTAATATCATATAAATCACTTTGAAATAGGATACGATGAGCATTGGTCGTCATGTCTTTTAAGATGGATGTATATCGAATCGTAAAGATTAAGTCACTATGGTCAACAACCGTTCCAGCCACAGCGACTTCGCCACTAGACTGACCTCGAGAATCAACGAAGGCAAAGCAAGTATGAAAAGTTTCCCATTCTTCATTCCAATTGCCTATTTCATCTCGAGTAGAATGGGATGCTTGAATTTCAATTCGAGCATTCAAGTTAGATATTTTCATTAGA